CATTGCTCCATACCATGACCAACAATATTTATACCATCAGGATCAGTTCCAAGTAATGCTTCATAAGTACCTTGATACTCAAGAAAATGACAACTCCAAGCCATTTAGACCACCCCATTAGCTTTCAAGACTACTGCTGTAGCTGTTGTAATTATACCACATATAACTGTTATAATCTTTACCCAATCCTTACCTGTTATACCTGTACTTGATGAATGGGCTATATGTGCATCAAGTTTCTTTTCAATCCTAATAATACTGTCGTACATAATTCTTTGAATATTTAACTGCTCCACCTAAACCACTCCCTTTATATCTATTATATCATATGATTGGCCTCTTATGTTTCCGCCCTTTACTAGCTTCACCGATCTTACGTCTAGTTTCCTCAGATATAAGCGGTCTATTCTTAGCTGCTTGTGATAACTTAGCTTTATGTTCTTCAGATTTTGGTTTACCTTTATGAAGTTCCGATATTTTAGCTTTAGTTTCCTCAGATATAGGCGGTCTAGCTTTTGCTGCTTCACTCATCTTTTGTATAGTTTCTTTACTAAATATCCTACCTTCAGGCCAAAGTTTTCTTCCTGTATTCGCTTCAGATATTTTACGTTTACCTTCTTCAGACATCTTGTAACCTTTTCTATGAAGTCTTGAATGATTACCACGCGTCATTAATACAAGATTTGATGGAGCAAAATCTGTTCTATTTTCATTCTTGTGATGTACAATATATCCTTCGGGAATCTTACATCCATTATGTTTTTCCCATACATACCTATGTAACATACCATAAGTGTCGTTCTCCCAATATCCATTATGTTCATACCATTTAATATTATCATATACCATGTTAAATGCCTCCTTTTTCTTTGAGTGTAACATAGTATATGATAATAAACAAGTATGATATGATTACGTTCCAGTGTTAAGTCTTATTTTCTGTACTATTCTATCAGTAAGCACATCTACGAGTTGAGGAGAGACAATTGAATTACCGGTGACATTTATTATATTGTTTTGTTCCCATTTAACTTGTGCTTCAGCTACATTCCAACCAAGACTTCTTGCTTCTTGATATTGACTAATTATCTTAGCTCTTTGTGCATCTGAAGCATGGGTTAAAGCTTTAACCATTCCATATCCTTGCATACCCATTTTCGATAGTTCGTTAGCCATACCTGCAGGAACACCTTGACCTTGTAATTTAGATAGATTCTTAGTCCAATCTTTCATCTCAGTTAAGAACCTATTCATTCTAACCATTAATTTATATGGACTAAATTTCTCATAAGTTACTTTCTCAAAAGTATTACCCATATTTACAAGTGCATCAGTTACGCCCATAATACTTTCTGCCAATCCTTTTGCATCATCAGTAGCTTCTTTTAATGCCTTTGCTGCTTTATCTGCTCCCTTTTTACCCTTATCGCTACCTTCACCTGAAGGATCTTTTGCACTATTTGTAGCTCCAAGTAATGCATTACGTTCTGCGTCTGTAAGTTTAGCCATACCCTTTTTATTCTTTGAAGCAAATCCAGCTAACATTTTATCAATTGAGCTTACATCAATAGGGGTAAGTAAATCGTTCCATGCAGTATTTGATGCAGCTGCATTGGATCTTATTGTACCCCAGAATCCTTTTATAGTATCTCCAGCACCATCCCAAGTTTTAGTAATCTGACTAGCTATTGCATCGTTTTCTTTCATTAAAGCAGTTAGTGTTTCATTTTTACCAGTAAAGGAACTTTTTATTATAGCCCCTGGATCAAATGATGGTTTACCAAATAATGATCCTGAGATTCCAACTTCAGGAAGTATAAAAGCTGATCCTGCTCCTTCTGGAAGCATACCCATTATAGCATTAAATGAAGCTATAAATGGATTTAAGAAGAATGCTGTAATAGCAGTCAACATCATTGAAGCTGCCCATTTAACCATATCAATCATTCCTGACCAAAAATTATCCCATGATGAAAACAATTGACCTGTCATTTCTACTATAGAGTTGAATGCACCTTCAATAAGAACTCCAATTCCTAATGCGACAGTATTGACTATTACAAGTATTCCATAAAATACAGTAGCAACTAAAGTTGAGAAGCCTACAACAACTATTCCAAGACCAAAGAATGTAGTACTTAAACCTAACCATAGTATTTTACCAGCACCATATACTTTGAAGAGCATTACACCAACCGATAAAAGCCCTTTTAGTAATCCACCTATCTTCTGAGTAACAGAACTTATAGAATTACCCATGTCAACAAAAGCTGCTTTACCTTTAACGATATTTCCACCCTTTAGATCTGGATCAGACTTTGATTTACCACTCTTGAAATCACTTCTTGCTTGTCTTAATTCTCCACCGCTCATTGGTCTATCAGGTGTTGCGGCTACATTAATCATGTTATCTCTTAATCCAATAATCCATAATAAAGTAGATCCTATTTCTTTTAAAACAGGAAGTATATCTAGATCAAATGCATCAGCTAAATGTTGCATATTAACATCGTTCGCTAGTTGATCAAATAAGTTGATGATGTTCTCTAACGCACCTTTAAGTGAATTAAATAAACCTTCTGTAGCTTTACCTGAAAAGATTCCTATTTTATCAACTAAAGTAGACCATCTACCAGCCATAGTTAAAGATTGTTTCTTCATCATGTCATAAAATCTTCCACCCTTTGATGTTGCATCTATCAAAGCCTGTGTAACTAAGTCAATCGATATAGCACCGTTTGACATTGCTTCTTTTAGATCACCCATAGACTGAAGACCTTTTAGTCCTGAAGAATCTAATAGTTTACGCATTGCCTCGGATGGTTTTTTTGTAGCAGTAGCTGACATTTCAAGAAGAGGATTCCATCCTGCATTGATTAACTGTCTTAATTCTTGTCCTTGTAGTCTCCCCATGCTGTATATTTGTCCATAGGCATATGCTATTAGGTTTAGTTTCGTAGGAATACCCTTAGATACATCACCAAGCATTCTAACGGCTGCTGTGACTTGTTCTACTTGATTACTAGCACCTTCTCCTATACCATAACCTAATAGATAATCTGCTCCTTTAGCTACTTGAGGCATAGTGAATGGTGTAACATTGGCAAACTCTTTCAATTTTGCCATTAATCTATCAGCGGATTTTTCACCATAATCAAGTGCATGACCAAATCCTTGAAGCATAACTCCATATCCAACTCTCATTTGTTCTATCATAGTATTATATTTAATACCCACTGTTACTATCTTAGCTATTAAAGCAGTAAATCCTACAGCAATTAGTGCTGCTATAGTTAATCCTATACTACCTATTGCTACAGTAGCAATAGTAGCCATGCCCATAAAAGCTCCGCCTAATGACCAAAGACCTCTACCCATACCACCCAAAAAGCCAGATAATCCAGTTCTTACATTAGAGAATAAGTTACTAAATATATGACCGATACCTCTTGCTGACATTCTTAATTGTATACCCATTTGTCCAAAAGCAATACCTGTATGAGTTCCCATAAGTTGAAAGTTTCGAAATATAGTACGAATACCAGTACCAAAATGATTCAATATTGGTCGTAAACTACCTAATGAAGATTTAATAACATCAGCCATAGTTCCAAAAGGTCTTGTAAGTATATTAGCTAATGTACGATCAATAATAGCACCTATATTTCTAAAAGATCTTGAAACAACTGTACCGATATTTCTAAAAGGTTTTGTAAGTATATTACCTATATTCCTAAAAGATCTTGAAAGTACATTGGTGATATTCCTAAAAGGTCTTGTAAATACAGCAGCAATTGAAATACCTGTATCTTTGAATATATCAACAAGAACTCTAGAAAGTCCTCTTATACCTTGAACTGCTCTCTGAAATGGTGCAAGTAATGCGTCTTTCATCATCCATCCTATATTATCTATATGACTAAATACTGTTTGTATAGAACCACCTGTTTTATTAAACACAGATTTGATAGTATCACCTATCATACCTAATTCTCCACGCACAATTCTATTTAATGAGCCTATTCCACTAGATATACCAGTAAACAAGTTACTCAATAATGAGTCTGTTTTTACAAATATACCAGTAAATAAGTTACCCATAGATGAGCCTATTCCACTAGATATACCAGTAAACAAGTTACTCAATAATGAGTCTGTTTTTACAAATATACCAGTAAATAAGTTACCCATAGATGAGCCTATTCTACTAAATAAACCACTCATTGTTGAGCCTACTTTATTAAATATATTACCTATTGTTGAACCAATATTACTTAAGTTACCAATTATAACGTTTTTAAGTCTTCCAATAGCACTAGGTATAGCACTTAATGGTGTGATAAACATAGCTTTTAATGCTAATGCATTATCTTTAGATATTGACCATATAAGTGTTGGAAGATCTCTAAATTTATCTATTGCCATACCAAAACTACCAAAAACAATCTGATTCATAACACCACTTGTTGAATTTTTAAATGAACTCATAGCTGACGTAATTGCTCCAATACTATTCTTAAAATTTGAACCCATCTTTCCTACACTTGTACCTATGTTTACAAATATCTTCTTAATGCTTTTACCACCTAACATTACTCCTAACAATGAGTTTGTTAAAGCATTAGAACTCTGTGTAACACTAGTAAAACTTTGAGTTAAACCACCAGCACCCATAGATGCTCCAACAAATGAACCAGCCATATTCTTTAATGCTGCTGATAGACCGTTTACCTGTGTAGTAGTTTGAGTCAATCCTGGGATTAAAGAAGTCTTAGATCCACTTGAAGTTTTTAATGAATTCAATGCTCTTTGTAGTCCAGATAATTGAGCCTGTACTTGTGAAGCATTGGTAGTAATATTAATATTAGCTGCTCCTAATGACATAAAAGAACACCTACCTTTCTTTAAAATAGAAAGAGGAGATTTATCATCCCCTCTTTTGTGTTAAGCTATATTCATCTAGGATGTCGTCTGGTACTTTTATTCCTAAAATTATAACCTTTATCCATCTACGTCTATTTTTCATAAACTTCTGATCTTCAGTCAATAGAGAATCATCTTCTGGTGGAGGTAGTTTAGTCTCTCCAAATAGTGGCTTAGTTAATATATCTGCTATAGTAGGTAATTCATTACCTGCGAACGACATTCCTACATAAGCTGCTACGTGCCAAGCATTAAACTGTTCTTCCTTTAAAGATTCTTCTTTCTTGAACTGATAACCATTCATCATATTAGTATATTCGTTATGTGTAAATTCATACATTTCATGAGGTGTTAGTCCAAGATACCCGTAGGCATCTTTTTCTAACTTATCCCAATCCATCACTCCGGCTTGGGTACTACTGGAGTGATCTGCTCGTTTTTTGGTTCTACACCTTCAGTCTGTATAGCTTCTTTAGGTTTCTCTACTTCCAATAGTCCGGGCATATCTCTTTCTAGGGTTGCATGAAGTTTATTCTTTACATCAACAAGATCACATTCATTAAGGAGATCTGGAATACCTGCTATTGTAAGGTCTGGATCATCTTCTTTTAGTGACATTAGGATTAAGAATTCCAATGCATCTAATTCGGACATTCCTTTTCTTTTATCTGCTGTAGTATCGATCTCTCTCATAACCTTATACCCAAACCTCATCTTTCTAGGTTTATCCATATCAATCTCTGTCCATATCTTAGCCATAATTACCAATTCCTCTCATATTCCATATTTGTTTAATCTCGTTATCTCTTATTGCTATTATGCAGATACTCTAACAAGTGTAGAACTTGAAGCTATACCTAAGTTCTGAGTAATTACACCAGTTACTGAGTCGTCAAGATCCGCTTTATTAACTGATCCTAATCCATAGTAGTAAGAACCTAATGTCTGATCTAAAACAAATTTAAAGTGTTTTGTAACACTAACTGCTATTGCTATAAGATCAAGTATATCATCATCCTGTAAGAAACCATCTGCTGTCGCTGACCATTCTCCAAGAGCTCCTATGATTCGTTTCCAACCATAATCAGGATCATTTGTTGCAACAAATTGAGTTACATCATGTACTCCAACTGAAGTATCAATTGAGAACTTAGTAAATCCTGGAAGTAATGCCATTGTGATATAGTTTGCAGTGATTGTTACTGCTGCTACTCCCGGAGTTGATGCAAAGGTGATAGTACCTAAAGCATAGTTGATAGTATAGTCGGCTACCGCTACTACAGAACCATCATACTTAACTACAGGAGTTATAGCTGGGTCCATTGATATGATAGTCTTAGCTGTATCAGTGATAGTAAATACTGTATCTACAGCACTAGCAGTAGTAGCTTCGTCTGTCATCAATGTTGTTGCTGATTCCATATATAAGGCACCTAATGTACCTGGTTTTACACTTAAAGCCATTGAAAATCCCTTCTTTCTATTTATTTTATCGTATTATGTCTTGTCTTAGAATGTATCTACTGCGATTGCTCCATCACTTTCAAAATCAAAAGAGAATGTAGCTACACCGTTTACTTCGTCTGTAATCGTCATCTTAGTGATAATTGCAGAAACAGTTATAGCACTTGTGTCATCTACCATAAGAATTAGATCAAAAGGCGTTCTTGCTTGGTAGTTAGTCCATAATATATCTTGACCTGTAGTATCTCCTCCAGCAAGTGTACCTGTACCTGAACCTGAACCACTTTTGATACCTGTCTGTCTTCTCTTATCTGTATCACCAAATTTAGTAGTGTCTAACTCTGCACCAGCTATAGATAGTTTCCAGTTATTAAGATATGCAACTGTATTAGCTCCTATCATAACAGATCCTTCGTTTCCTGGTAATGCTAAACTCATGAAAATCCCTTCTTTCTATTATATTTGTATTACTCAGTCATAACCTTATAAATCATAATAAATTCTGATCTATCTTTTATATCTGATCCCATAGGGACAATATCTGAATCTAGAAACATGTTTAAGATAGTTGAGCCTGTAGCAAAGGAAGTTTTAGGTAAACCATCTAAAATAGCAACTAGGGCTTCACATCTTGCTTGACCTAAATCATATGATGTATCTCTTATCCTTATCTGTATACTTGGTTTGCGTATTAAAGCTTGTTGTTGTCCAAATACGTGTTCACTTGGTCTTCCTGGAATTTGTGTTATAGTACATATATTGTCGGGATCATCTGGGAAGTTACCAATATATATGTTACTTTCAATGCCTATTAATGATTCTATATTCTCTAGTAACATATTATCCTCTCCTTCTATAACAATCTGCTTATAGCAGCCATTATACCACTCTGTATTGATGCTTCTGAAGATGTAAATGCTCTATACAAGAAATGTTGCTTTGCTTCTACATATATAGCATATTCTGCAGAGAAACCTACTGTTGAAACAATTGAACCACCTGAAGCTATTGTTTGTTCATAACCAGAACTTTTTAGAAATCCAGTTATTACAGGGCAAAATATTTGAGCTTTACTTAACATCATTCTGGCTTGTCGCTGTTGTTCTATGAATATAGTCTGATTAATTTGTCTGATTAATTCTGGTATTTTTGATGTTACTTGTACATTGATTTCCATAATATTTATACCCTCCCTCTTATTATACCACATTAAGTACTATTCTTCATATCAAGTAATATTTATGAAATTGTACAACATTTTGCTTATTCCTACATACTTTAGTACTAATTACTTTATAGCCACCAACTTTTGTTCCAATAGATAAAGCTGTACTACTAAACATCTTAGCCTTTGCAATGATCTTCTCTCCATCTTTGATTGCAACTTCTTCTTCTGTTTGTATTAGTCTAGCTTGTATTGTTAATTCAGTAAAGCTATGTTCATTATATTTATCTGGTGTTGATGGAATTTGTACATCAATAGATACGTACCATTGCTTCATATTCAAGCCGCCCACCTCTTTCTTGTTTCTTAACTCCAATAAGAACGATATAAGTGACGAAATTGATTCAATATTGGGGCATTACTCGTCAAGAATGAAGCACTACCACCTGATTGAAAGTATTCATACTTTACTTCGTCAATTTCTTCTGATTTAATATTTGATGTACCTATATTCTTTATGTATGCAGATATGATACTCAAGAATATCTTTGGAAGATCAACAAGTCCTAGTTTAATTGTGATTGTTTCTGCCCTAAGTGCCTTGTTAATTGTGTAAATATCACCATCAATATCTATAATCCTGTATAACCCATCATTATATTTGGTGTTGTGGATTCTTATATAATCACCAAGAACAAGATCCATCTCCAATGACATTGTAATAGTTGTACCACTAAATACAGCATCACGATATTCTACTGTATAACCATATAAACTCTTAGCTACAAAATCATTATTACAATAGTCACATATAGAGTCTAATGCTATAGCTGTTAATAGTTCAATTTTATTATCACTCTCGTCTGTTAGTCCAGATAAGGTCTTAACGTCCTCTATCTGCTGATCTAAAGCAACGTCCTCTTCTACACGCATCTCTACGTCTTTAATGATATTATTGGTATCTGAAGTAACTATAATACATCTTACTACATAAGTAGTATTAACTACACCACCACTTAGTTTAACGTGTACATAGGGTGTTACGATAATATCTGCATCAACAAGACCTTCTACTACTGTCTCACCTTGAAATACTGTTATACTTGCAGTTGATATTGTTTCTGAAGCTCCTAATGCATCTACATAATCTATAGATATAGTATAGACCTCACTGGGCTTTTTTACGAATCTATCTATGATAACGCACCTCCTTTTATATTATCCTTTAAATTCATTTTTAGGTTTTGCTTTAAAGATCATTACTACTGTTCTTGCTACAAACCTAATTATTGATGATGTAATCTTTAATGATGTATTGATTACTTTCATTGCCATTCTAGTACTAGTCGAAGTGATCTTTAGTGATGTATTTATAATTTGTGGTATTATCTTTGTTTGTGAAGCAGAGATAATTAATCCTGTAGTTAATGTTAAGAAGTACTCAATTGGAACATTTATCTCGGTAGCAATATTAACTAGTATATCCATAGCTGTATTAAATGTCTTTGATATATACTTTAATGCTGAAGATGTAATAGCTACTGTAGTACTCTTGATTACCTGTGTGTACTTTATTGTACTTACTGTTGCATTCATCGTAGTACTTAATGCAGTATTGATTGCTTTTGTTATACTTATCGAGATAGATCCTGAAGTAGCCAGTATTTTATATATTAATCTAATTCCTATTGAGCTTATGTTTAAATTGGTTTCGATTATATGATTAATACTTTTCACCAATGAAGATGTTGTAGTTAATCCAGTACTAAGTATTTTAAAGAATGCTACTCCTGCTGCTATAACTGTTGATATATTCATACCTGTACTAATTGCATGAGTGATATCTTTTACAGAAGATACCGTTATATCTACTGCTGTTGATATAGTCTTCTGTATATACCTCAATAAAGAACTTGTTGTAGTTATCGAAGTATTAGCTATCTTCTGGGCTTGTTTTGTTAAAGTATTTGATATATCCAATGGAGTATTAAAGGTCTTTGATACTTTCTTTAATAAAATGTTAGATATATCTATTGCTGTACTAAACGTTTTTACAATACTCTTCAAAGAAGTATTAGCTATAACTAATGAAGTGTTAAATGTCCTTGGTACTATCTTTGTTAAAGTATTAGAT